ATATTAACAGTTTAAACACTCAAGGTTTAGTAGCAGGTGATTATACAACAGCTTTAAATTTATTAGCTAATAAAGAAGAATATTCTTACAAAGTAATTACAGTCCCTGGTTTGTATTATGTTGATTATTCTTCTCCATTAAATACTCTTATAACCACAGTTCAAAATAGAGGAGATGCTATTGCGGTTGTTGATTTAGTTGCTTATGGAGCTGCTATAACTTCAACTGTTACTCAAGCTAATTCTATCAACTCTAGTTATGCCGCAGCATACTGGCCTTGGGTTCAAATCTTAAATCCTGACACAGGTAAATTTAACTGGGTTCCTGCCTCAACATTAATTCCTGGTGTATATGCTTCTAATGACGCTGCTGCTGAGCCTTGGTTTGCACCAGCTGGTATTAATAGAGGAGGATTAGCTCAAGTAATAAGACCAGAAAGAAAGCTTCAAAGATCAGACAGAGATACTTTGTATGAAGGTAATGTCAATCCTATAGCTAACTTCCCAGCTACAGGTCCAGCAGTATTTGGTCAGAAAACATTACAGAAGAAAGCTAGTGCTCTTGACAGAGTTAATGTTAGAAGATTATTGATTGAACTTAAGAGCTTTATTGGTCAAGTAGCTAACAATTTAGTATTTGAACAAAATACAGCTGCTACAAGAAATGCTTTCTTAGCTCAAGTTAACCCATATCTTGAAAGTGTTCAACAAAGACAAGGTGTGTACGCGTTTAGAGTAGTGATGGATGATTCAAACAATACTCCAGATGTAATTGATAGAAATCAGTTAGTTGGTCAAATCTTTATCCAGCCAACTAGAACAGCTGAGTTTATAGTACTTGATTTCAATGTTTTACCTACTGGAGCTGAATTCCCAGCCTAATAAATAAGAATTTAAATATATAATATTTATAATAAACTAAAACAATGGCAGTACTAGATCCAAACGAAATATTTTTCACACCATTTGAGCCTAAGCAGCAAAATAGATTCATCATGTATATTGATGGATTCCCAAGCTATCTAGTAAAGGCTATTGGTGCTATTACAGTAACACAAGGTGCTCTTGAACTTAATCATATTAACATTCAGAGATTTGTAAAAGGTAAAACCAAATGGGGTACTATTCAATTTACCCTATTTGACCCTATCACTCCTTCAGGTGCTCAATCTGTAATGGAATGGGTAAGATTACATCATGAATCAATCACAGGTAGAGATGGATATTCTGATTTCTATAAAAAAGACTTAACATTTGATGTTTTAGGTCCTGTGGGTGATGTAGTATCACAATGGATTATTAAAGGAGCTTTAATCACTGAATCAAACTTTGGTGAATATAACTGGGATAATGAAGGTGTTATAAACCTCACTATGACAGTTCAACCTGATTACTGTGTATTAAACTTCTAATATTAGAACAACTATAAAAAGAGAGCGTGGTTTTCCACGCTCTTTTTTATTTTTACATATTTATAATAAATAAAGTTATTACAAATGAGTGAATTTAAATTCCCAACTGAAATTATAGAACTACCTTCAAAAGGTTTACTATATCCTGAAAATCATCCCTTAAGAGAAGGGAAAGTAGAAATGAAATATATGACAGCTAGAGAAGAAGATATTCTTACTAATCAAGCATATATTGAAAAAGGTATTGTTTTAGATAAATTACTTGAATCTCTTATAATAACTAAAATTAATATTAAAGATTTAATAATAGGTGATAAAAATGCTTTATTAATAACCGCTAGAGTTTTAGGTTACGGTAAAGATTATACTTTTAGTTATAATAATAGTCAATATACTGTTGATTTATCAACTTTAGAAAACAAACCTTTTGATGAATCTCTTTTAATTTCTGGTGAAAATAATTTTTCTTATATCTTACCTGAAAGTAATACTCCTATTACATTTAAGATATTAACAGGACATGATGAAACTAAAATTGATGCTGAGCTTAGAGGCTTAAAAAAGATTAGCAAAGACAATGCCCCTGAGTTGTCTACAAGATTAAAATACCTGATTACTTCTATCAATGGACTCTCAGAACCTAAAGATATTAGAAACTTTATTGATAACTATCTCTTAGCTAGAGATTCTAGAGCTTTAAGAAAATATATTAGAGAAATACAGCCAGATGTTGATTTAACCTTTGTAACAGATAGCAACGAGGAGATTGCTATCCCAATAAATCTAAACTTTTTTTGGCCTGACGTCTGATATAATTTCTCAAGCTAGATTTGGTTTATTTAAACAAATCCATGAAATAGTGTTTCATGGAAAAGGAGGTTAATCATGGAATGAAATTTATAATATGCCTATATGGCTTAGAAGATTTACTTTTAATGAAATTCAAAACTTCTATAATAAAGAAAAAGAAGAACATGATAAATCTCTTAATAAAGGAAAAACAACAGTTATAGACTCAAAAGGTCAAGTTCAAGCTCCTGAGTTTTTAAAGACCCCTACATATAAGTAAGGGGTCTTACTTTCTCATATTTATAACAAAACCTTTAATATGGCTAAAAAAGAAGATTTAAAAGGAGCCACTGAAGAAGCTAAAAATCTAAATAAAGAAACAGAACGCCTTATTGATTCTTTTAACTCTTTAGGCTTTATTATTAGACAAGCTATTGAAGATGCTATTGAGTCTTCTCAAGATCTTGACACTGTAGCTAAAAAAGTAGCTAAAACTTATGAAAGAGATATAGCTGGGGCTGTTAAGAAAACTACTTTAGGTTTAGATGAGCAATTAGATTTACAGAGAAAACTTAATAGTGGGCAAAATATAGCTAAAGATATAGCTAAAATCAGAGAAAAACAAGAACAAGCTTTTACCTCTATACAAGCCCGTATTAATATCTTAAGATCTAAAGGAGTTGAGATATCTGATGATTTAGTTCAATCTGCTAAAAAACAGGCAGATATTGAAAGAGAAGTTTTAAACTCTCTTCAAGATCAAAACAAAGAAATGGTTAATAGTATGGGTTTGACTGGTAGGTTGATTGAGGGGATGGGTGGATTTCTTCAAAAGTTAGGACTTTCTTCTGAGGCTTCTTCTATGATAACTGAATCCTTAGAAGGGGCCAGAGCAGCTGGGGGAGGGCTTGGTGGGTTTATTAAAGGATTTGCTCAAAATATAATGGCCGCTATTAAACCTGTTGATATTATAGTATTTCTTCTTTTAGAACTTAAAGATGCTCTAAAATTATCAGATCAACTTACAGGAGATTTAGCTAAAAGTATGGGTGTAAGTTATGATGAGAGTCTCCAAATGGTTGATTCTATGAATAATGTAGCCAATCTCTCAGGAGAAACTTATGTAACTACTGAAAAATTAGTTAAATCTCAAATGGCTTTAAGTAAAGCATTTGGAACTAATGCCCAATTAAGTGGAGAATTATTAAAAGATTATACCCAAATAACAGAACAAGCCGGCTATAGTGCTGAAGCAGCTACTTCATTAGGTAAAATTACTCAAGCCACAGGTGGTGATTTATCCAAAAATACAGCTTCAATATTAGGAGCTGCTACAGCTTTTAACGCTACTAATAAACTAGCTTTAAATGAAAAAGAAATTGTAGAAGAAGTAGCTAAAACTGGGGCAGCTACAGTTCTAACTTTTGGTAAGAGTGCTAAAGCTTTAGCTAATAATGTGCTTGAAGCTAAAAAGTTTGGACTTAATCTAGAACAAGCATCTAAAATATCTGAAGGATTACTTAACTTCCAATCTTCAATTGAATCTGAATTAGAGGCTGAGTTATTAACTGGTAAGCAATTAAATTTTGAACAGGCTAGATTTTTAGCTTTACAAGGTGAAACTGGAGCAGCAGCGGCTGAAGTAGCCAAACAAATTGGTGGCTCAGCTGAGTTTGGTAAAATGAATGTTATCCAACAAGAAGCTTTAGCTAAATCTGTTGGATTATCACGTGACGAATTAGCTCAATCTATTTTAGATAGAGAAGTTTTAGCTAAATTGGGTGCTAAAGAAGGAACAGCTCAAGATGCCTACAACAAACTTAAAAAACAAGGTTTATCAGATGATGCTATAGCAGCTAAGTTAGGTGATGAAAAATTAGCTTCTCAACTAAAATCCCAATCAGTTCAAGAACGTTTTAATGCTTCTATAGATAAAATGCGAGAAATATTTGTTAGTGTAGCTGAGCCCATACTAGCTATTGTTTCTCCTTTGATGGACTTAGCTACAAGTGTTTTACCTGTAATTAATATGGTTCTTCAACCTATCTTATTTACTTTTAAACTTATATCTAATACTATAGGTTCAATTATTGGATTTATTACTCAGAGTATAGAATTAATGTCTGCTTTAGCAGCTGGTACTCTTACATATCTAACTTTAAAAAATAAAGCTCTTATTGTTAGTAAAGGAGAACTAGCTATTGAGTTTATGAGAAATACAGCTCAAAAAGCAGGATTAGGGATTAGCACAGCAGCAGAAGCAATAAAATCAAAAGGCTTATTAAAAACCATAGCTGAGGCAGCTATGTCAGCTTTTGCTTCAGTATCTAAAATTCCCTTTGTAGGACCAGTGCTAGGGGTAGCCGCAGCTGCTGCCGCGGCTGCTTTAGGATATAAATATATGTCTAAAGCAGACGACCTTATGTCTCCAGGATATGGTAAAAGAACATTAACTGCTCCTGAAGGTACTTATGCTTTAAATGATAAAGATACAATTATAGCGGGGACTGATTTAAATAAAGGAGGAAATTCTCCAACATCTTCTCCTTCAATAGATTTAAGCCCACTTTTAGCTAAAATGGATCAAATGAATACTATTTTAAATCAATTATTAACTAAAGAAGGAACTGTAACATTAGATGGTAATAAAGTAGGTCAAGCTTTATCAATGGGATCTTATAAAATGCAATAATTAAATATTTATAAACATGGCACTCTTAAATCAATTACTCAACCAAGGTTCAGTTTATTCTAACCTAGATGGAGGAAACGCTACTATCCCTAATCTTCAAGGATCTAAATTACATAATGAATATTCTTTAAATGGTAAACCTAGATTAAAGAACAAACCTGCTCCTTCTATTTTAGACTTAAATGGCCAAACTCCAACTGATAATTATAGAAATACCGCCCCTGAGGGTAGAACTTTCTAATTGAATGGCTTTAATTAATCTAAAAACTGACCTCAAGTCTTTAAAATATGGACTTGATAGACCTAACTTGGGTAATAGTAAAGAACCTTTTATTACTAAACCTATTCCTGACGAAAGACCAGTTGACATTCCTGATTTTATATTAAGAGATGGGGCTTTAAAAAGAGGATTTGAGGACATTTCTAGATTAACTCAATTATTTACTACTGTTAGAGGACTTAGATTTATAGCTAATACTAATCTTTTAGCAGCCCAAAACCCAAAAATACCAGGAGCCCCCAGAAATTTATATTTACCTACTAACACATTAGCTCAAGTTGGAGTAAATGCTATTGGTACTCATTTAAATCTTTTAGGTGAAACTCCTTTTGATTTACCTAG